TCAGATATCACCTCTCATAAGGGTAACAATCAGAGATTTGCACACCTCAGTCATCATTTTGCTTATTTCATCATCTGTAAACCGACACATCTTAGTGGCACAAAGCGTGGCAATTCCGTGCGTATAAATCCACAGATGTTTGTAGAGCCATTCCGCTTTTTCAGTTGAAAATCCGTAGCCGTCAACTATTGAGTTCAGTATTTGCTCATAACTTTCATCTATTTCAGGAAGAATACTCGACAAATTCGGAACACTTTCCTTTTCACTCATAAACAAAAGTCTGAAAAGTTTCGGCTCTTGCACAGCAAAAAGTATGTACTGTTTGCCGACCCCTTTAAAAGCAACATCTTCGCAAAGACCTTTTTTGACATATTTTTTATATTCTGCTTTTGCGGCAACAACTATTTCGTTTTTGAGATGTTCCATATTATCAAAATACGAAAACACAGGACAAACCGAACTTCCGAGCGTTTTGGCTATTGACCTTGCAGTCACTTGATCCAACCCCTCATTTTTAGCAATCGTCAATCCTGCATTTATAATTTCAGCTTTGCCGAACTTTGGCTTTGGCGGCATATTATCACTCCGTTTAATAACATTAGTTATATATCATTTGTTATACATTGTACATCCACACACAAATAAAGTCAACAAAAAGTTTATACTGAAAAATAAAATACACAAACAGAAAAATGACAAGCTGAGATTTTTCAACTTGTCATTTTTATTTTTGGTCATGGTTATTTAATTATTTGAATGGTTTTGCAAAGCTGCAAAATTTATTAACATAGCTTGATTAAAATTTTAATCAGGATTTTATGCATTTACATAAGAAATTATCACATTAAGATGTAACGGAAAATCTGCTTTCACACGCTTTTCTATGAGCTTCTTCTCTGCGTCTGTTTTTGTATCCGAAATTTTAATGTCCACACGGTTTCTTGTGGGAGCTTCAGCAATTGTAAAATTTTCCACACCGTAACCTCTGACAATTCTTTTGAAATCGTCGGGAGTGCATTTTCCGCCGACCTTCTGCTCAGATATTTTAAGCATTTCCCTTCGTTTTTCAAGCGGATAATCGGCATTGATTTTACCGACAAATCTTTCCCTTTCGGTAATTCCGCAGTTTTCCGCTGTGTCAATAAACAACTCCCGTTCCATAGTTTCAAGCATATCAAATTCCGTGTTCAAACCCTCTGCATATGCCAAAAGTTCCGCTCTGATATTTGATTTTGCCGTAACTTTGTAAAGCCCCGTACTTTCTAATTTGGTTTTCATCGAATCAAAGCTGTTCATCACTTCACCCCAATCGTAACTGTACCGACAGTAAAACATTGCGACTTTGCCACCGTCACATCCTGCATATCCGTGTTCCAGTTGTAGTTGGTTATACAACCCGTGTCAATCAGTCTTGCACCGAGTTCCGACAATCTGAATGTTCCGCCGATAGGGATTGAATTCACATATTCCGCAAAGGCATTTTTGAGCAACTCCTTGACTTCACCTGAAGAATATCCGTCCTCCGCATAGGCAACAACACTCATATTGCAGGCGGTACGCTGGGCATTCGCCACAATAACATCAACATTAAGCTCTCTCTGCTTTTCCAAAAGCGACTGAACCTTTGCAACAACATTCGTACCCAATGATGCATCCGCACCCGTAACATAGACATTAACCGTACCTACGCCCCTCGCTTTGCCGATGGCACTCGCCTTTGCAACACCGTCAACCGTGAGTGCAAGCTGTTCGTAATATGCCGCATTCGTGCCGTTGGAGGTGTTTATATATGTATCTCTTATGCGTTTGCGAAGTTCATCGTCCGTTTCGGCATCGCAACCGCCCGTAAATTTCTCACGGTTTGTAACCGTTTCAATCTCTGTCGGCACACTCACGGGAACAACCGCACAACCAAGCCCGATATTACCGTTACTTCCCGCCTGTTCAGCCTCGGCATAAACACTCACAAGCGTGTTGCCTGCGCTGATTTCCTCATCCTCGGTTGTCACAAAGCGAACAGGAACTGTATCAGCGGTAGCCACAACACACCCCTTTGGAATTACAATATCGTGACTGCACGGCTGAGAAATATTGAAGGTAATTTCGCCCGTTGACTTCATCGCCTTTTTGCGTTCAATACCTCTCTGCGATGCGAGTTTATCAAGGCATTCACCGCTTGCGCTCACTGCAAACATCTGTCTTTTCCACCATTCAAGATTCGTCTGTAGCTTAAAAATCTCGCCGGCAAGCACCTTGAGCCTGATTGCAATGTCGCTCACCTCATTAAAGCTGTCACCCGTTTCATGCTCATAGGCATTCTTCATTCTGCCGTAAATTTCATCATAGGTTTCCATTTATCTGCACCTTCCTTGTAATATCGTCAACCGTAAGGTCAATCATAATCTGTCTGCCAACCGACTTAACGCTTGCATAGGTATTTTTCATTTTTGCAAGCGATTCATTGGCAAGCAGTTCAGTCTGCTTTGCCGAGAGTGTTTTGTCCTGCAAAAGCACCTTTGAACCTAAATTTCTGTCATAGACAAATCCGCCGAGTTTTGCCGAAATGCAAAGCACAGCCTGTTGGAATTTTGCGTCACTCCCCTCAAGCAATACCGTATTGCCCGAAGATCCGATAACGATATCACCGTTTTTAATCATCGTATCCCTCATACTACACCGCCTTGCCGTTGATAAGAACCCTGCCGTCATTTTTCAGCACAATACTCGCTCCGCCCTTTGACGAGAGCATAACCTCGCCCTCATCAAGTTCAACATTTTTTGCAAGCACGCCAAGGCTCACTTCGCCGTTAGCAAGCGGCAAAACAACCGCCGACTCTCCCACGGGAACAACGCTTGCAAAGCCATACGGCACGCAACATTTTATCCCCCTGTGTTCTTCCGAGGAATCCACCGAAACCGTGTTTCCCGAACTTTTCACACCGCCCTTTTCGGCTTTCGGGGCGGTAATCGAATTTTTAGTTATGTAATTCATCAGCCACATCGCCGTTCTCCTTTCCAAGCACAACCGTTGTGCTTTCACCGTTTTTCCCAAGTGAATATTTAATGCTTTTCACAATCAAGCCCTCTCTTTTTCCGATGAGAGAGTCATCAATCACAGCCCTTCTGCCGACAACTCCGCACAGACATTCTGCACATTCAAGCATTATTTCAAAGCTCTGCCTGTTGCCGTTTTCAATCATCCTGTCGGCTGTTTTTACCGCATTGTTGTCGAGAAAAGCGTTTACATATCTCACCCTTTTAATCCTGTCGGCAACGCATTTGTTGCTTATAACGCTCTTGTAACCGCCGTATTCCTCGGTGCGTAGTTTGATTTGCGAAATCACCTTGCACGGCTTTATGTACTCACGGAGAGATGTGTAGCCTACTCCGTTTCTGCCGAACACAATCGGCTTTGCACCGCCGTAAGTTCCGCACATCAAGGCAAATCCCGCCCCCGTAATTCTCGGACTTTTGCCGTATCTGCCGTTGCAGAATTTTTCAAGCACCTGCCACTCGGTCATGCCCTTTTCAATTTTGATTGTGCCCATAAACGGATGTTCGTCACCGTCATATCCGACAATTCCGAACGGCTTTAAATGCCTTTCAAAAATGAACTTTGCCGCCGGGTTCACATATGTAACAGGCTCTGCCTCATTGTCGAGAAGCCTTCCGGCAAGACTTCTTGCACTCAGCCTTACAATCGCACCGTCGGTTCTCACAATGCTGACAATCTCGTCAGCCTGTCCCACAAACACAAGCGACTTGCCGTCATAAGCCTCAAGTATATCGGCATTTCCGAACTTCTCGTCATACGGCACAGTCATCACAAGCTCATCGGCAGGCACATCGACATCTGCCGAAATTTCTGCCGTGAGAACATTTTTAATTTCACACCTTTTGCCGTTTTTATCAGTAAAAAAGAAAGTCAGCACAGCTTAACCCTCCTTGTTCCGAGGTTTTCATCAGGGAACTTAACATCGGGATTCAGCCGCACAAGCTCGTCAATTTTCACCCCTGTTTTGTATGCAATGCCCCACAGGGTTTGTCCGTTTTCACAGTCAAAATATGTAATTACCGTTTTCTGCTTTTTTTCCATAACCTCACGGAACACAAAGCTGTATTCAAGCACATTCGGCTTTGGCTCGCCCTTTATTTCAAGCTTTTCAAACACAGCATAAATGCTCGGCAGGTTTGGCACGGAAAGCACTTCTTTTCCGCTGTTTTTGAACACCTCAAACAGCCTTTCAAACTGTTCTGCACAATTCTCGCCGTACAGCTGTCCCGAACCGCTGATTTTCATATTCTTCCGCCCCATATCCTGAACGGAAGATTCGCCGAACGGACTTTTCATTTCTGCAACACTCTTGTCACATTCAAAGCTGATATTCTGCGGATTGTGATGCCACACATATTCACCGAATTTCATCGGCACCGGTTTCATAGGCTTTTCGCCTCCTCTTCTTCGTCAAGTCTGCGACTGTAACGACGGCTTTCCCTTTCAAGGAATTCACCGAACATTTCGGTATCTTTACCGCCGTTCTCAGACTCCGCAAGCCTGTAAAGTTCGTCTGAATTTTTATCATTCATATAATTTTCCTCTCGTCGGCACTGATTTTCACGGTTGCAAGAATACTTCCGCTGCCCTGAGTAACGCTTGAAAATTCAAGCACTTTGCAATCCGTGTAAATGATTTTCTTCTTTGCAAGGTCAAGTTCAAGACTCTTAAAGCTGTCACGCTCCAAAAACGGAGTTTTATCCGTAATCTTCATCACAAAGGTAAGTTCCCATTCATTTGAAACAATCCTTTCAACGGGCTTGTCATTGAAAAATTCCTTGATTTCCGTGAAGGAGTTCTTTCTTGTACAGGTTGCCTTTTCAACGCCGCCGAGAATTTTCCCCTCACATTTCAACATGGCATTTCCGCAATTTTCAAATTCAAAGCCGTCCATTTAAACCTCCTCGCAAAGACAGAATTCCATATTAAAACTCACCGTTCTGTAAATTGCGTTCATATCGGGATCAAATTCAATTGACGCCGCCTCGCTGTGGGTAATCGTCTTTTCCGCATCGGCAGTTTTAAGTCCGAGAAGAATTTCACTTACCACTTCCGAAAGACCGCTTCCGTTCTCGGTTGCAGGAGCATACACCCTGATTTCAACTCCTGCATTATAGCTTTCACCCTTGATAGACGGCGAAAGGTATCCGCCGATATAACTTTTCTCCGTTGACATATCTCTCACCGACACAACGGCAATCATTCCGTTCACGGGTGACGGTGCTTCATCAGAGCCGTATTCTCTTATAAATCTGACATTTTTCAAAGCCTCATTTACCTTTAATCCTGCAATAATACGGTCAACCTGTTTCTCAATTCGATTCAAAATCATCCCTCGTTTCTTCTCTGTATGCACACAGAACAGCCCTTACATAAATCGGATTGTCCTTCACATAATATTTTTCGCACCTTTTAACAGTATATTTACCGTTTTCACTTTCTATTACGCTTTTTTCCGAATCAAGCAGAACATCGGGCGGTGCAATAAATAAAAACAGCTTCGTTTTTCTCATACCCAGTTTATGCCGTACACTGTCATAATTCTGATTGCTGTTGTATCTCAAAGGTGAAATAAAGGCCTTTGTCCTAACCGATTTACCGCCGTTTTTAACGGTAACATCACAGCCGTATCTGTTTAATATTTTCCCGATAGACGGTGAAATATTCATCATACCACCCCAAGCAAAAATTTTTCTCTGCCGATAAGGTCCTGCGACTTGTCGGCATATTCCCTCCACAGCTTTTCGGCACGGCTTTCGCCGTCCGCAGATGATGAAATTTTCAAATCACCTGCGGAAAAAGAAGAAATGCTGTCATCATTGCAAAGGGAATACAACTTAAAAGCGTAAACGGCACACAGGTTCTCAAGTCTTAATTCGTCATCTTCCGAAAGATTTTCCTTCGTAACAATCGAATTAACATACACCACGGCATCGTCAATAATGCTTTTCCATTTGTATGCTTCAGCACCGTCAATACCGCTGTATAAGGCAAAACGCTTTGTAATGTTTGCAATGTTCAAGGCAATCCCTCCTTAACAGCTCATCACCTTTGACGCCTCTGTAAAGATTTTTGAAAAACCGGCGGTACAGGTAACTGCGGCTCTTTCAAGCTGACGGTCAATAAGCTTGTCGTAATCTGTAACAACACCGCCTGCCTGAACCATTTCAAGCGCACAGTTTTTGTCAAGACCGATAATCTTACCGCCCTCAAGCTCGGGAGTGTGAAGAAGGCTTGCACCGAGAGGTGTAATCATTCTGCCCGTAGCCTGAAAATCAAGACCTGCGTTTGAATCCTGAAGCTGAGAAAGCGAAAGAATCTTCTGCATTTCGGGAGTTGACGCAAGAATTGTGTTGAGTTCATACGGGGCAAGCTCCGTCCAGAGCTTTAAAAGGTCCTCATATGTAACCTTGCCGCCTGTTGCAACATTAAGTGTGCCGGCGGGATTTTCATTGCCGTCACCGTTCACAAGCACATCAATCGCATCTTTAAGCTGTGCTCTTGC